CGTCTGTGCCACTAGTTCCATTAGTACCTGAAGTACCATCTGTACCACTTGTACCATCTGTGCCTGAAGTACCTGAAGTTCCGTTTGTACCAGAAGTACCAGAAGTTCCTGAACCCCCACCACCTCCTATACTTCCAGTAGTATAATAAAGTGTTCCTGATGATGTATTATATGCTATTAAAGCAGGGGCAGAATTATATTCATTAACATATGTTGGACTAAGTGTTAAACTCCCAGAAATTCCTAAGGATCCAGATAAGATGATATCATATGGACCAGCTTCTCCATTAAGGGCGTCAATACTACGTAAAACGTGTTCAGGATATATAATACTTCCGCTAGCTATTCCTGAGGTACTTAATTTGGCCATGTATTTAAGCGTTTATATATAATTATATTCTATAATAAATATTCAGTTTTTTTAAATAATCTGCTCTCCAAACACTGTTTTTACAACACTATAAGATTTTGGACTAGGTCCAGCCATTTTAGCGTTAATTGTTTTAGGAATGATATAAGCATTAACAATTAGTGTCATATCTGTTTTATTTGCTCTATCAACTCCTGATTCTAATAGTGTAGGAGTATTAAATGATTTAATATCTGCTCTAAACATAAATCTTTCAGGATCACCCCAATATGAACGAGCAGAAAATTCTATTGCTTCTGTAATTTCATTCATTTGTTCTGTATAATCTGTGAAAATAGACATTTCATAGTTTATAGTAATATAATCGGGAATAACTCCTAAAATGTATTCTTTTTGAGGCAATTGATTTTGTAAAACTGAAAAGTTATCGTAATTGTTTCTTTTAGAGTATCTAGTTTCAAAATATTGTACATTATGTACTTTATTACCATCTAATTTATTTCCAATAGTATTGTCTTTTTCAAAACTACTTCTTTTAAACATTACTAAAGGTACCATAGTTTTACCATTTTTATCTCGGTAAAAACCATCAGCTTGCATTGATTTCCATCTTTCAGGAGAACCATAAATTACAGGTACTTTTAATTTTTTATCATTTTGCATTACAGAAGGTCTAATAACATTCTCCAAATAATACAAAATAGATGAATCTATATCTTTTAATGTAATTTTAAAGTCTTTATTTGTATCGTCTTTAACAGATATTTCTAAAGCTCTATTTACTTTTTGTGGATCTGGTTGACCTGGTTTTGTAGTAGAATCTATTTGGTTTGGATTACGAAGTACTTCCTGTTGTGTTTCAGGATTTTCATATGGCATTACTAGTTTATCTAGAAATTCTCTTTTTGTATATGGTCTTGGTTTAAATTCCATTATAATCTATCTTCTCTTAATCCAACTTTTTCTGGTCTTGTGTAATGACAGCTCAAAATAATTGAGTGACTTGAACCGAAGTCATCTACCGTATCACTGTATGGGTATGACGGATCTTTACCTACTACTAATTGATTTTCGACTAAATTGTTTACTTCATAGTAATCCTCATTCCATAATATTATATCTCCAATTTCAGGTACTACATTAGCATCTAATAAATCTTTTCTAAAGAATCTTACTTCTAAAGTTCGATTTCTATCTACACCAAAATTGTCATCTAAATTAGTTTGATCACCTCTTACTAATAAACATTTTATTAAAACAGGTCCAATAAATGTTTTATTTTGTGCTTCACCATAAATGTTAGCTGGTGTTTCATCTAATTTTACTTTATAGTACCCCACTTGCTGCTCTACAATTCTGTGGAGCAATTCTGTATTTAACCCTTGGAAAAGTAATACATCTCTATGTTTTCCGTATAAAGCCATTTTATGCTATATAAATAGGTAATGGTACTTGATCTAAATGTGTTTTCATAGCTTGTGCTTCTTCAGCTTTTCTTTGAAGTTGCATTTTTCTAGAATTTTCATCTAAATCATCTCTTAATTTTTGAATTAAGGATTCTTTTAATGCTGTAGCAGATGATAAAAGATCTGCTTGATTTAGGGTTACTTCAGCACCTGGGATGGGTACTTGAGAGTATTTACCTCTAATATATCCTAGTAATTCTTTAGCTAATGCTAAAGTATATTCAAAAATCCAATACCTACCTGGGGCATTTATATAAGCATATACAGGGTTTTCAAATGGAACATTTGAAATATCTGTTACTAAATTACTTCCTGAGTATGGGGCTTGAGCAAAAGGTGAATTTCTTTCTCTTTTACTAATATATTGAAAATATAATTGACCGGTTGTTGTAGGAATTGGAAATATTTTTAATTGGTTATTTACTAATTCAAAAGAAAAGGCTGATTTTCTGATTTGGTCATTTAATTCAATTGCTTGTATTACAGAAACATCGTAATAAATAGGCATTAATAAAAAGTTAACAGCAGGAGAATAATTACCAAATCCGAATACATCAAGTAGTTGTTGAGAACCGTATCCTGTCCCAGCATAAGGATCAAAGTAGCGTACAATTGCAGGAGTATTTTCATAAAAAATTCTTTTAATTTCAATTATATCACCTTCTTCTAAACTAGCAGATTCAGCAGCCCAAGCATTTAAATCATAAGTTTGAACACTAGCTGTAAGCATAATTCTACCTTCATTCCAAGTAACATTACCTCCTGCACCTGCTTCTTGAGCATAATTTTCAGCTATTCTAATAGTATTACCCATATTAGGTTGAATAACTGCTTGATTTAAACTTGAACCAGTACTAACACCTTCTAAGTTTATAAAATTATTTCTTATTTGATATAAATAAAGTTCATTTCCGTAAGTAGTAACTGCTTCTTCAAAACAAGCATAAAAAGAACCACTCCCCATTTCAATGTCTACTGTAGGGTATCCTATACGAGTTGCGCAAAATGAAGCAACTCTATCGGCATCAGCTTGAAACGAAGCATCATTATCATAAAACCCAAAAGGAGTTTGTCCTGATGAAAATGATGAATTGCCGGTCCAAATGATAGGGTTTTGTGCGTGCATAATTAGGTTTTGTTATAAATATTTATCTTCTATGGGAGCCACTGCTGCCTGCGGTTCCTGTAATGATTTTACGTTCGTAAGCTTCATTATAATAATCAATTAAGTCTTGAACTATATCATCTCTATTATTTGTTAATAGTGTTATGGATTCCATATTTTTTATTTTTCTTGCAGCGGTGCATAAAAATTTAAATCCAGATTCTTCTTTTCTTTTTAAATCTACTTGGTGGGTATCACCACAAATAATCATTTTAGAATTTTTACCAATACGGGTAACAATCATTTCCATTTGCTCATGTGTAACATTTTGTGCTTCATCTACAATAATTAATGAATCTAAAAATGTTCTACCTCTCATAAAGGATACAGGTACTATTTCTATTAAATCATCTTTAATAAGTTTTTCAATTTTTGATTTATCATATAATTGAAAAAAATTTTGGTAGATTGGTTGAACCCAAGGATCCATTTTTTCTCTTAAGTCACCTGGTAGAAAACCTATCTCTTCTTTTGATACTGTGGGACGTGTGATTATTATTTTTTGATACATTCGGCGTAATAAACCATCTAATGCTATATTACATGCTAAAAACGTTTTTCCGGAACCTGCTTGACCTGATAATAGTGTAACTGTATTTTCTAGTATTGTAGCTTTTGCTATTTTTTGTTCTTCATTTAATGAAATTTTAAATTTAATAGGGTTTTTGGGAATTCTTTTTTCAACATATACTTCATCAGTATGTGGTTTGCTTGCCATAAACACTTTTTTTAAGGGTTAATAAAATATTTTAAAGAACATACACATATAAATATGAAAAAAAAGTCCCGCTTGCGCGGGACTTTCTAAAGGTATTAGTTGTTATAAACTACAAATTATATTACTTGTAGATCAGCAACTTTAATTCCACCATAGAATTCAGGACGTACCATCTTCTTAGCGTAACGAGTCATGATACCTTTTCTTGGAGTGAAGGTATTAGGATCGTATACTAGAGGAGTCATGATTAATGGAATATATGGAGCGTAAACAGCACCAGCTTCTAGGAATTGGTTACCTTTGAAGCCCATCAAGATGAAGTTTTCCTTCATGTATGGGTTCTTGTACACTTTGTATCGGCTGTTAAGCTGACCAACTTTTTGTACACCAAAGGCATATTGCATTTTAGCAGCATCCCCATCGCTATCAGCAGCAAATCCAGGAATTGATTCAAGGATAGTAGCTACAGTTGGAGAAACAACCATAAAGTTAGCACCACCACGAAGAGTTTTCTGGTGGATAAGGTTAGATACTTTTTGCAATTTAATTCCAAGAGTTTGGAACCAGCTCATTTGAGTATAGTATACACCGTTAGTGTTAGATACAAGCGCAGTACCAGCGTTGTTTAATTCATTACCAACTTTAGCTGACCATACAGCTGTGTTAGCAGCAGGTACATTTTCGATCAACATTCCAAGGATTTCAAGATCAATTTCCAATGAGATATACTCACTCAAGATGCTTGTCAACTCAGCCTCAGCATCCAAGCTGTGGAAAGCGTTCAAGTCTTGAGAGAACTCAGGAGTCCATTGAGCTTTCAACTTACGAGTTTTAGCAGCAATAGTCTCAGATCTCATTTGTACGTTGATTTCTGGGATATCGATAGCTCTACCAGTACCAGACTGAGAAGCGTAATCAGCACCATCTTCGAAATCACCTCTAGCGTTGAAGTCAGTAGATTTGTTGTAGTATACTGTTACGTTACCATTATCTTCGAAACCAGCAGCTTCTAGTACAAAGAAATCGATGTTTCCACCGTTTAAGTTAGCTAAAGCAGGGTAGTTATCACTAGCAACAACAGAAGCTGAAGTAAGATAGAATCCACGGATACCATCTAAATCTACACCAGATAAAGAAGCAGTTTCTACAGAAACTTTAGCGATTTCACCGGCAGCAGCAGAAGCTGAAAGATCAGCGTCAAAGTTTACATCAGCAAAAGAAGCTGAAGCAACAGCGTAGTTAGCGGGAGCTACAGAAGCAGAGAATTGGTTCATAGAATAACCAAATCGACCTGGACCATATAGACCTCCAGTGTTTGTGTTACCGAAGTTTTCGCTAGTATCACCATACATAGAATCACCGCTAGTGAATGGAGTCTTAGTGTTTCCATATTGGAAATCCAAGAAGAATACCAAACCAGCAGGCAAAGTCATTGGTTGAACAGAAACGAATTCTTTAGCAGCAATCTGACCGAATACTTTACGTACTAAAGGAAGTGCTACAGCAGCATATTGTTCACCAGTACCAGGAGTAAAATTAGCTCCAGTTCCAGTAGTGTTAGCTTCAACAACAAGTTGTTTTGCTTGGTTTTCAAACAAAATAGCCATGTTGCCTTTTTCAATATCACTGGTTACACCTTCCAATAGGCCAGACTTAGCCCATTTTCCAGCAAGACGAGCAGCGTCTTTCTGAACTGACTGATAAGGGCTAGCAGTCTCTAATAATTGATTAACAATGTTTGACATTTTGTTAGGGTTTTAAAATTAAAAATTAAATAATTCCGGCTAATTTCTGCATTCTAGTTACAAAATCTGCACCTTCAGTAAGTACTTCTTTCTTAGGAGCTACACCAGCTGCTTTAGAAGCAAATGATTTGTGCTCTTTTAAAGGTTGAGAGTCTTTACTGTTAAGGTTTTCTTTCAATGTTTCGAATACATTTTTAACCTCTTTAAGCGTTTCAGCTCTGTCGAAAGCATTAACTACTTTCACTTTTTGAGCTTCAGTTAAAGTTTTAGATTTGAACAATTTGTTCACGTAAAGAAGTTTTGCGTTTAGAAGATTAACTTCGTTGAGTTCAGTTTTTAGAGTTTTGATTACAGAAATAGCTTCGTTTAACTCAGCTCTAACTTCCTCTACTTCTTTTTTCTCATCTACCATTTCTTCTTCTTCAGCGTCCATTTCAATATCAATTTCGTCTCCACCTTCGGCGTCAACATCCATATCCATATCCATTTCTTCTTCTTCTCCACCACCCATAACGTCTGAAAGAACGTCACGAATAATATCTTTTAGTTCGTCAACTGTGATTTCGCCTACTTCGTCTTCGGCTTCAGCTTCAACAACTGGGAAGTCATTTTCATTAATTGTTTCACTTCTCATTGCTGCACCTGCTTCAGCGCCTCTTTTTTCTAACCAATCAGCTATTTTTTTAGCTCTAGGACCGTACTCGCCTCGGGTTGCTTTATCCATAAAAGCAGCCATAGCAGCAGATCCACCAACTAAAGCACCAGCACCAGCTAGACCAGTAAGGAATTGTTCCATAGCAACAGGATCCAATCCTTCTTCAAGATCGCCTTCGTTCACAGTTTCGTCAACTTCTGTCTTACCTTTTTTAGCTTTTTCAGCTTCTTCAAGTTCGGCAAGAAGTTCCTCTAGATCAATTTCTTCAATTGATCCTTCTTCGTACATAGATTCGTCCATATGCCCATCTGCAGGTTTTATGGCTTCGTCTACGTCCTTTTTTGCTTCATCAACATCAGCTTTAGCTTCGTCCATGTCCTTTTTCTCGTCCATTTCCTTTTTCGCTTCGTCTACATCTTTCTTAGCTTCGTCCATATCTTTTTTGGCCTCATCCATGTCTTTTTTCTCGTCCATGTCTTTTTTAGCCTCATCTACTTCCTTAGCTTCGTCAACGTCATACTTTTTC